CAGGAATCTATGATGAATACACCGGCTCCTCAGCCAGAGTATAAAGTTGCAGAACCTGTTACGGCAGAGGCAATGAACCTATCAGATGATGATGACACTATGTCCTATTTTGCCAAATTGGCTCAAGAAGACTAACGTCCAACCAAACCAGCTTCCATCGCTTTCATAAAGTTCGGATTATTTATGTCCATGGTACTAGTACCGGAACCTACGAGGGTGGTGGAAGCACTTCCAATATTGTTAGTAGTTGATGCGTCAACTGCATTAATATAACCAGCATCTGGTCCTCTCATATCCCTAATAGCATTTGTAAGAGTTGCCCCATTATTAGTAACTGATTTTTCTAATAATGCTTTTTCTTTTCTTAATGCTATAAGCTGGGATTCCAAAATGGTTTTTTGATCTCCTACAACATTAGGATTATTTAATTGTGCCGAAATGGCGGCAATCCTACTGTCAATTCTTGTAGAGCTCTCGCCGCTTGTAGTTTGTTTGATGCTAAGTTGTCTCTCCAGATTTTTTCTTTCAATTCTTACATCCTTTAGCGATTCTTTTAATTCGTCCTGCCTTTTCATTATTGCCTGATAAATTCCCACCGCTAATAATGTCGGATTATCTTTACTCATATTACTAATATTAACACCAGCTTCTGCTGCTATTGCTGTTAATTCAGATATGTCTCTACTATATTCTGCTTTTTCTCTAAGGCTACCCAATGTGCTAATTTGATTTTCGGCGATTCTTTCTCTTTCTAACATTTTTTGTCCAGCAGTAGTTTGGCTCATGGCATCTGTTACTGCTTTCTTTTCAGCATCTGTTGTAACAAAATCATCCAAATATTTGTTAATTGTATTTAGAAAAGTATCTTTAATGCTAGCAAGTGTTTCTTCTATTTTCTTCTTTGCATCATCCACTTGCTTTTGAAATGCAGGATCATTTTTATATCTTTCTATAGCATCATGTAATTGCAGACCAGCTGCAACAGTACCACCGATGAGTGCGCCAATTGGACCTCCCATCATAAAACCAATACCGGCCGCACCAGCTATACCGGTTACTGCCTGTGCGGTTTGACCTAAAAGCATATTAAAATCATATTTTAAATTGCCAGTTTCTGTCTCAATATACTTACCTAATTTTGTTGATGCGGATTGTACTGCCGTAATAAGAGCTCCAGCAATGGCACCCTTTGGACCAAATATCGAACCAACACCAGCACCAACTATACCAGCTTCAGTAAGGTCGCCATATAACTGACTACCAGTAGCATTTCTAACCCAGTCACCAATTTCATCGGCTAGAAAAACAGCAGCAGCACCAAAAATACCTTTTTTAAGTAAAGATTTAAATAAACCACCAACCATTGCCAAACCAATACCACTGGCTAACATAGTACCTAATCGACCTAATCCTAAAAATTCTAAAAATCCACCACCTGAGGGACTATCTGTTTGTATGTTTTGTTGGGTTTGTTGAATGGTAGCAGCACCGGATGTACCTTGACTTACTTCACGGCTAGCTTCTAAATTATCTAATGCGCTTTGTCTAAAACTTCTGGTAAAAACACCAACTGTTCTAGTGAGCTTTTCTATTCCGGTATTATTATCTCTTAATACATCGGATTGTTCTATAAGCGTATTATTAATATCAGCTAGTGTTGTCATTGGTTTATACTCTCGTTCTTTTCCTTAAGATCCTGCATTAACATGGCTAAATATACCTCTCTCTCCCACGGCATCATTTCATCTATTTCAGTAAGAGAATAATGAAAATTTTGCAATAGTTGAAAGTTCGTCCTATAATAGTTTTCTAATGTATCATGAGAGAGGTTTAGGAAAAAAAATTCTCCATTCCCTCCAACACTTTTTCATTTGTTTTATTACAAGATTCACAAACATAGTTCATATTAAATTTTAATTTAGGAACAGAAAGAATAAAGTCATTAATTTTTCCAAACTGTTCTGTTTTCAATGAATTAATAAATCTTTCAATTTCCTCGTCAGACTCATCTCTAAGACTAATATTTTCTTCTTCTGTCATTACACTTTCAATGGAAAGTTTAACAGTCTCATTTAATATTTCACTACCAGTAGCATTGTCCGATGTGATGATATCATTATTAATCATTTCATAATAACTTGGATATCTCATTTTAATTGAAATTTCATCTGTTATTTTAATAATGTTATTTTTTACATCGCCGTCAATATATGCACCATCCAAATCAACATCTATTTCATTCTTATGTTCACATTCATTACAAGTTGCAATAATAGTAGCTTTTTCTCCAACAGATTTTGTTCTAATCTTTGTAAAAATATAATCAATATCATAAGCAGAAAGTGTCTTTGCATTAATTTCTGGTGCACAAGCTTCAATGGTATTTAAAATAGAATTTAAAATTTGCTTACGATCTTGTGATTCATAAGCAATCATCAATACCTTTTGTTCTTTTACCAAAAAAGGTCTAAATTGTATAGTTTTTTTGGTAGAAGGTATAACTAATTCATACTGTGGTGATTCATTCAATCTTGGCAGTGCCATTATGCAGTTCTCCAAACGTCCTTTGCATTCACCCGAATAAACGGTTTATTTGTTTCATTGGTATTAGGGTTTTTAATAGTCAACATGACATTCTTACCCTTTTTAAATGCCGCAACCTTTGCAGTCAACTGCGCAGTACTACCAACCCATTCTCTACGAGCCTCTTTAGTCCATCGTGAGTCTTGTGATTTACGTTGACCCTTTGATGTCTGATGTGCTCTTTGTTTTTTCTTACCCATAATAACTCCTATAAAAAATTAGATAATCCACCTAGGCCGCCAGCAATACCGCCAGAGGCTTGAATCCAGCCTTGACCACTACTTACTGGTTCCCAATTTGTATATGACATTTGAACTGATATCTGCACCAGTCCATCCATGTCATTGTTTAATTCAATCGCTTGTATTGTTGTTGGAAAGGCATCTATTAGCCTTACAGAATATACAGAACCACCACCCAATCCAATGTTTACTTTAATAGGTCCTGCATTAGTACCAATATTTTTAATTGGTTTTCTTAATTGATGTATTTTAATATCTTTTACATAATCTTTTTTATAACCAGCAATATTACCATTCTCATTTAATATGGTATTTTTCCATTCATCAAAGTATTTACGAACACCGTAATCATTTAGTGCATAGAATGTGAGTGTTACATCATCGACTGCATAACCATAGGCAACCTTTTGAAACTCCATACCAATTCTACGTTCATGTGTTATAATTTGTTTACCAGGTAATGTTGCATTAGCACAAAGTATATTAAGATCACCACCACCAGAACCTAAACCTACACCACTGGTAAGTAATGTGGTTAACTGCCCTAAAAAGCCACCAGTACCACTAAAAGTGGTAGGTAATTCAACCAAAAATTGATTTGTTCTTGCAAATCCTAATTTAGATGATGCAAGTGATTTTAGTTGATCTATGCTACTCATAAGGCTTTCCTCGATTCTCTGTAGACATTTGCTGCACTTGACTTCTCCCAACTGGCTGTTGGTAGGAAGGTTGCAATTTCCCATTCTGGTGCTTCGACTCGAGCCAACCTAGATTTTACATGAGATGTAAGATAGTGTTTGAAACATGGTTTGAAATATCTCAATTTACTAGATGATTGTAACATCTTATATGACATTTGAAAACGCGTTGTTGAATCATATTTTTTATTATTAGTAATATCCAATAAAGCATCCAGCATTTTTGCTCTTAATACTGGTGGCAAATAGTGTAGATTCAAACCATAAAATCCCTTCTCTGCGGGTCCTACGATAATAGCCAATGGAAATCTATCGTAGAAGGGCAGAGTATCCTTTGTCTTTGGATCATAGAAAAACATATTCATAGAACCGATTAAAGGATTTTGTCTATTTGCTAACTTTACCTGATCATCTTGTAATAATTCAGTTCGATTGATCCGGCGCATCTGCTGTGCTTTTTTACGAAACCAATCCTGTGCTTCTTTAGTGCGAGGATTAATTCCGGATCGGAATGCTTCATATTCTAATTTTGCAAATAAACTACTCATGATACTATTTATATTATTTTTTAGGTTTTTTACGATATGGTTTTAGTGGTTTCAATGGTTTTATCTTACCTTTTTGTTCTTTCATAATACCCATGGACTTTAAAGTATTTTCTGTCCATATTTGAAAATCCCATCCTCTGTCCTTGGCAAAAGAATTTGCGGCTTCCCACTTATTCATGTTCTTTACATAGGTCATTGCCTCTCCTATGTATCGCTTACTCTTATTTGGATTCTTTGGTGGTTCTGTTTCCTTGGCCGGCTTAATTTCAACCAATATAGTTTTGCCATTATTAAATGTAATTTTAAGATCAACGAAATATCTATGATATCTTTTATCAATATCCCAGTAGTATGGAACTACTATTTCTTCAGAGCTCCAATTTTTTATCTCTGGGTTACGGTCACACCACATAAAACAAAGTTTTTCCCAATGTGACCTATATGTCACTTTGTCCGGATCACCCTTGTATTTCTTAATGTTTGGTTTGTATTTGCCTGAATATGCCATTTTTTGATTATAAATAAGGTTGTAATTTATTTATTTATAGGAAGTGTAGATGGCTAGACAAGACGGACCTGGTAGTCCAAACTTCGGCACCACAGCTGCATCACAGAATAGACATAATACTATAAAGGGTATTATTCCAGCTGGTACAAAAACAAATCCAAATGCAATGGTAAATCGTGCAAAAACGCAATTTGCAGGTACTCAAGTTTATAGATATCCAGCTGATGGATATGCATCATTTCCTGCCAGAATGCGTTTTTCATTGCACCAGGTTGATGCATATACAGTGACGACATCTTCACTTAAAAGTTATTTTGATATTCCATTAATTGATGCCGGTATCCGTGGTGAAAATCTATCAGATAATGCAAAGGCTAGTTATGGAGCAACTGAAAAGGATGTGGCAGATTTTGGTAATCAGGAAGATTTTAAACGCGCCGGAGTTGATGTTGCAGTTGCTGCCAAAGATAAACAATCCAATGATGACGTAAAAAAGTCTAATGGTGGTATCACTGATGTAAAAACAAAAAGAGTTACAAACTCACCAATTATTCAAATGTATATGCCTCAATCATTAGTATTTAATGACGATGTTGCATATGGTCAATCCAATTTAGGACCAGGTGGACTTACTGCTATTGGTGCTTTAAATGCTGGATCATCACTAACTGGTGCAGTTGCCAGAGGTATTAGTGAAGGTATGGAAAGTATCTTTAATTTGGCAACTGGTCAAATTAGTGGTGCAGCGGCTTCGGTAGCTGCTGCTAGGGCAACACAGTTTATCCCTAAGGTTGGACTAAGGACTGCCGCTGCCACTGCATTACAAGTTGGCATTAATCCTGGTACTAGAACTATGTTTGAACAACCAAACATTAGAAACTTTACATTCACTTTTAGATTAATTTCAACATCTTCGGCAGAAGCAACTCAAATTGAAAAAATCATTCAAACATTTAGAGAAGAAATGTATCCAGAAACTATTGATATGATTAATGGTGTTCCTGCTGGTTATAAATTTCCAAATCTGTTTAAGATTGAATTTGATTTTATTGGTGCCAAAGCAAAGGTACCAATGATTCAATTCTCATATTTAAGAAGCTGTCAGGTTACATATAATCCTAATAGTATGGTATTCCATGCAGATGGGCAACCTACAGAAGTTGATATGACACTAGTATTCCAAGAATATCGTGCACTATCAAAACAAGATATACAGAAGGGTTACTAATGTTATATTTTAGAAACTTTCCTAGAATTCCATATGTGTTTGGAGATCAAGAAACACTAGGTGGTGAGCAAGTAACATATGAAATATTCCAAAATGTGTCACTTTATTCTGACGTTATTGATCAAGTTAAGGATAATGTAAGTTTTTATCAGTATTACGATATTCAAGAAAATGATAGACCAGATCAAGTGTCATATAAATTATACGGCACTCCGGAATATCATTGGACATTCTTTTTGATGAATGATCATTTAAGAGCTAGTGGTTGGCCTTTGACAATGAAACAACTTGAAGATGTGGCTAAGAGAGATTTTCCACATTATACTGTTACCACAAGAGATGATTTAACTGGTATTCTATTGGTTGGTCAAACTGCCGCCGGTAGTACATCAGGAGCCAAAGGTGATGTCGTACGAAGATATTTAGATTTAGGCCAGGTAGTAATTGATTCAACATCAACATATTTGACCGGAGAGGTTATTAGAAACGTGGCAACAACTGCCTCGGCCTCTGGTTCTATTATTTCCTCTTCTGTTAGTAAAGAATATTTGGCAGCACATCATTATGAGGATGCAGATGGTAATTATGTTGATATTGATCCTAGGATAGGACCAGGTGCACAACTCACTGAAGTGACACACCTAGATAGATATGTTAAGGAAAATGATTCTTTAAAACAAATTAAAATCATAAGACCAGAACTAATGCAAGAAATAACTTCGGCTTTCTTCCAATCTATAAAAAGTTAATATAGTATGTCTCAGATTAAAACAACGGCAGGTTATATACTACAATCTGTTATCATTAATTCATCTAGAATGTTAGAGCCTCAAGATTTAGTCGGCGCTGTCACTGATATTGAGATTTTTGAGCATATGGATTTACCATATCTGACTGGCCAGCTTGCTCTGATTGATTCATTTAGATTATATGATAGATTAGATCTACAAGGTGCTGAATATTGCACTATTATAATGAAACAGACAGAAAATTCTGAAGACATTATTGAAAAAAGATTTGTTATTGATAAAATTATTTCTAATAAAAAAGCTAATGAACAAGTTGATTTATTGGTACTACATTTGGTTGAGGATATTTTATTTAAATCAAATGTACAAAATGTCAATAAGGCATATTCTGGTAGCCCACAAAAGATTATTTCAAATATATCAAAAGAGTGGTTGAATAAAGATGTAAACAATATTACGTCAGATATATTTCAAAACAAACTTAAAGTTATTGTGCCTAATCTTTCACCACTTGAATCAATGCAGTGGATTAAGAATAGAGCAACAACAGCTGATGGGTTTCCGACATATCTATTTTCTAGTTTTACAACAAATGATTTAATCTATTCTGATTTAAAAACAATGTTGGATAGACAACCTATTAATATTTCCTCGCCTTTTACATATAGTATTTCTAACTTTGATAGAGAAGTAACTCCTCAATTTAGGCATGTTCCTATTAAGGAATATAAAATTGAAAATATCGAAAATATGTTTAATATTATTGCTGATGGTTTGGTTGGCGCTAGGCATTCATTCTATAGTACACACAGTGCTACCAGTAAAGATTATGAATTTGATGTAAATAAAGATGCAATGTCAAAGGTATTAAATACTTCTATAACTACCAAAGACCAAGCATTTGCAGATAATTTTGAAATTGATGATATGTTATTGCAGAAATATAGATCAAAGCAAATTTCTGTTATATCTGAATCTGGTGCATATGATGATGGATCCGAAAGATTTAAATCATATGATGAAGATAACACCAATACAGATCACTCAAAGAAAATTATAGCAAGAGCTTTAAATAAGTTTTTAACAAAGTCACCAATCACAATTCGTATTGAAGGTGCTGGATTTATTGAAAAGAAAGCACATTATACAACTGGCAATATTGTTAGAATATTGTTTTTAGCAAATAGACCAATGGTTGAGGATGTCAAATTGGACCTTAAAAAGTCTGGTGATTATTTGATCTATAGTGCTAAACATTCTTTTTCATCTACTAATTATAACATACATTTAAATTGTGTGAAACTGACAAACTTTAACGATGATAATCCATTAAAGGTTTTGGGATAATGAAAGAATATTACGGTGATGATACTAGATGGTTTATTGGTATTGTAAAAGATATCAATGATCCACTCGAGTTAGGTAGAATCAGAGTTAGAATATTTGGTATTCATTCAGAAAATACTAGTGATATTAGTGATGGTGATTTACCATGGGCTTCTGTAGCAGCACCAATTACCGAAGGTGGTACCTCAGGTATTGGAACCAATCTAGGCATTAAACCACAAGCACAAGTTTATGGTATTTTCCTTGATGGTAAAAGCTCACAATTACCATTGGTTTTAGGATCAATTCCAAAATATGAAAGACCAATCACACCAAATTATATTGCAAATGAGGCTGGAATTCCAGACCAAGTACAGAGGCAACCATTAACTGATGCACAAACCAATGTAAAAAATGATATACCAGCCAATAAAATTGATGATACATATTTGATAGGTGGCACAAATATTGAGAAGGCATTTAACTTTTTTATATCACAACAGGGTGGTGGTTTTTCACATAAACAAGCTTGTGGTATTATTGGTAATTTCTTTGTCGAATCTGGTGCCAATCAAAATAATGGAGATTTAAATCCTAAGGCCAGATCAGGTGGTTCGGAAAGATCATTTGGTATTGCGCAATGGAATTCATCAGCCAATGCCAAACATAGATATCAAAAACTAGTTAATTTTGCCGCTAGTAAAAATATACCATGGGATACAATGTATTGCCAATTGCTTTTTACTGTAAAAGAGTTATATGATAATAAAACATATTATAGACTAAATGACTTAAAAAGAGCACAAACGGTGAGAGAAGCATGTCTTATCTTCGAAGATAGATTTGAAAATCCAAAAGTAAAAGGTCAGCAAGAAAGAATTAGTGCTGGCGAAGAGATTTATAGAAGGTTAAACGATGGCTGATACTTGGCAAACAAATAGACAATCTCTTAAGAATAAGAATAAAGAAATAAAAGAAGCTGCGCAGTTAACAAAAGCAGAAAAAGATGCTTTGGATAGAGAAGCAATTCATCTGTTTAATACATTAGCGGCTGGCTCTGGTGATTTTGGTAATGCAGTTTCTGGTTTTATTACTAAAGCAGCAAGTGTAAAACCAC